ATTAAACAGATATCGTTTCTGCATTATGGATACCTCGATTAACTGGATTAACAGTAAATATGCAGGTAACAGAATGATAGAGATTAAGTTACCTTTTTGGCTAAGTGCAACGGAAACTAAAAAGCTAATTACTGCTGCAGAAGTTTGGTGGCTGCGAGTAGAGGGCTGGATGCTATGGCCTTTAAGTCAATTAGATGCCTTGACGTGTACGGTATTCATGTTGGATTTATTAGCTTGGCAACGTGACATTACACGCTTTGTGGATGAGCCATTATCTCTTTATCGATTGCGTGTTAAGTACGCTTTAATTAATGCACAAGATGCAGGAAGCAAGGCAGGGTTTATTGCCATCTTTGAACGCCTTGGTATTGGATATATTGAAATTGATGAACGTTCCGATCCCATTGAGTGGGATGTTGTTTTATTAAGGCTGTCAGATTCACAGCTTGCCGAAAACACCGATTTATTAATGAATATTATTCATAAGTACGGGCGTACCTGCAGACGTTATCAGTTGCAAGTTATTACACCGATTGGTTTAACCGCAGAGGCGAGAGAAACAGGACATGTCTGGTGGTTTGATACGGCTATTCAAGAAATATTACCGTGGCAAGCAGCAGCAACAGTAGAAAATAGAACAATAGGTAATAGTTGGGATTTAGATATAGCTTCACTTTAAAACATTTATAGCGAGAGAAAATTATGGGTTTTATAACAATAGAAGGTGAAAACCAGATAGCGGCAAAGCAAGGTGGTGGGCTAACGCTGAATATTGCTAATTTTGTATTGGCTAATATTGCTGGCTTAGGTGCAGAACCTGCAGACCGCATTGAAGCGATGCCAATCGCGGGTGATATTGTTGACATGTTACCCGTCACAATGGCCGGATATGTAAACACTAACCAAGTGGTTTATTCATTAACAATGGATTCATCAATTGGTGATTATGATTTTAACTGGATTGGCCTTGTTGATGATGAAGGTAAACTCATTGCAGTAACCTACACGCCGCTAATTCAAAAACGTGCAACAGCAGGTGCGGTACCAGGTAACAATTTAACACGTAACTTCTTAATTGCTTATTCAGGTATACAAGCAACAGTTGCCATTGCTGTACCAGCAGCAACATGGCAAATAGATTTTAATGCGCGTTTACAGGGAATTGATGAACGTGAACGTTTAGCAAATTTTGATTTGTATGGCCATGATGGTTTTATTGGTGATGGCTATTCAATCGTTCGACAAGGTGCAACCACAACTTATGATGTGTTAGCAGGTGTTGGTTATGTTGGTGGTATTCGTATTAATAATGCAGCTACGCAACAAGTCGTTGCTGCAGCGTTAGACTCTATCTGGTTAGATGTTTCTCTTGAGGGCGATATCTCGGATGTTTCACCCGTGATAAATTTTGTTATTGATGCAGCAGTGCACAATGATTATTTAGACGGCAATGGCGTTCAGCACTACTTAACTAAGCTATCTGATATTGCAGCAGACGGCAGTGTTACAGATACGAGAGTTGGTGATGCCGCAAAAAAATATACAGATGATGCTGTAGCCGGACACATACATAATGGTTACATCACCGGCCTAACTTTATCTAACAATGCAATAGATTTAAACAATGATATAGATATTGCTATAGGTAAATGTGCTTCCGATGCTGGAGAAAAGCTATCTCTTGACTCTGTGCTTACTAAACAATTGGATGCTATATGGGCAATAGGTAGTGATGCTGGTGGTTTATTTTCAGGCGCGAAAGCAATCAATACTTGGTATCACGTTTTCTTAATCAAGAAAGATTCAGATGGAACTATTGATGCTGGTTTTGATACTTCTGTAACTGCTTTAAATATCCCAGCAGGTTATACAGCTTATCGTCGTATTGGTTCTGTACTCACGGATGCAGCGGGTAATATTACCCCATTCATTCAACATGGGGACTACTTTAACTGGTTGTTACCTCAGTATGACCTCGGCAGTAGTCTCACAACGGCAAGAGTAGAACATGTTTTTTCCTCTCCTCTTGGTATTGACACTTTAGTAAGAATAGATGTCTCTGCTATTGATACTTCTACTGCGGCAACTAGGTTGCGTGTATATTCCCCATATGCTGATGATGATGTTGTTAATGATGGTAACGCTACATTCAATGCATATGTTGGTACAACACAAGGGAGTAACGCAGGATTTCAAGTTGAGATTCTAACAAATAAATTAAGTCAAGTGAGTTTGAGGGTTAGCATAGTTGGCCTTACTTTCTATTTTAAAACTGTGGGCTACACAGACTTTAGAGGGCGATAATAATGAAAATACTCTGTAATTTAATCACGAAAAAAATTGAAGGCTTCTCAAAATTTGGTGATTTCGAATATGATCCTTTAACCCATGTCGTGCTTGATGTTACTGAATTTCCAAATATGGAATTGGATAAACTCAATGCAACGAATGACGGCATTATAAAAGCTACTCAAGCAACTATTGATGCAAATGAAGCGTCTAAACAAGCGCGCGTTGATCGTGATGTTTCATTGAATGATTTAACACATGATTTTGGCGATGGTCGTATTATGCAAACACGATCTAAAGATGAGTCTAATATTCGTAACGCTATTGAGGTTATGACAGTAAATAGTATTCCTTCTATTGACTGGGTAATGGCGGATAATGTTAAACATCCTGTAACTGCTGCAGAATTACAAGCAGCTTTATCTGCTGGCCAATTAGCAGCTATGCAAATATGGGGAGACTATAACCCATGATTATTTTATACATTTTATTTCTAATCTATTTTTTATTGGGGCTTGGTCAGTATGGTTATATTGGCGCGATGGGTGTTAAGCGTAATTTCAAAAACTTAAACGTCCAGTCAAAAGTTTTACTTGCTCCGCACCTTGCTGCATTCATCTTGTATGACATTGTTGTGCTTAATTTAATTTTAGGTACTGCATACTTCCGACAAATTCCAAAAGAATGGACTTTATCAACAAGATTAGACCGCTTGTCAAAAGGTAATAGCTGGGAAGCGCGAAATGCAAAAGAGTTTTGCAAAATATTTTTAAACGATTTTGACCCTAGCGGCCACCATTGCGGTTAACCACGAATGTCCTGGTCGCAACTCGCATTTTCAACCCCTGCCTCTGATGCTTCTGGTTTAAACCAGAGTTTAACTGTGCTGTCAGTTACACCGTGGACACATGGCATTAAAGAAGGGCAGGGCGAGCATACTGTTTTAAGTTTTCCCAATGCGGTTAATGCTTTAATTAATAAATTATCCTTTCAGTCTGCAGGTGCTGTTTTTGCGATTGCGGTTTATGCAGCAAATGCCAGTGATTTAGCCAGCCAAATTAAAACGTTAACCAGCATATTGCCGATGAAGCAATTATTACAATGGCAACGACACGCTACTAAATTAATTACTTTAGAAAACAATAAGTTTGATTTAGTTGAATCTTCTGAAGAGATAAATAGCATGGCCATTAATGCTATTCCAGAAGTAAAAACGCGAATGAAAAAAGCGATTAGTCAGGCAGCTTTAACTTCTGCTGCAGCTTTAGCTGGTGAAGATCCTTTAGCGAACTTAAATGCTTTTGGAGTAAATAAAACAGCACATGATGTAGTAGTGAATGCTGCATTACCTGCTTTGGTTGGCGGTGCTGGTTTACGGTTTTATTCTGAAGGGGATATTTCTACAGATTTAAAAATTAATAGTCCTGGTCATGAATATACCCAAACAGCAATTTTAGCTTTTGTGGGTTCTTCAGCAGACTTGGCTTATTTAAAAGAGATGATGCCGTAATGTTGCATTTAAATAATACAAAAATAAAAGGCAGTGACTTAAAGGTTGCGGCTACTTTGTCGTTGGCCGGTGAAGATATTAGTGGTCAGTCCAGCATGACGGCTACGGCAGAAACTGGCGACAAACCAAAACAATTAAGCATTTCTCTTTTAGTGAAATTTAACGAGGCTAAAAATTTAACAGAGCTGCTCTCTTTAGCAGAAGCTAAAGATGAAAAGAGTGAACGCGAAACATATACTGTTGTGAATGACACGGCGAAAGCCATGAACATTAGAAAAGTACGTTTTCAGGGTGACCTGTCTGTTCGTGAAGATGAAACGCTGCGCTTATGGCGTGTATCGTTCAAGTTAACCGAGATTCAATCTGTTGCTGAAGCAAAAGAATCACGTCAAGAAAAACAGCCAGTCCAAGATCAAAAACCAACTGGTGAAACTGTTGAGCCTACCCAAGACGCTATTCCAAAAGCAGAGGAATTAACTGATTTTGAAAAAGTATTATCTTGGGTTGATTCTTTAGGTAGTGAAGAAAGTGGCGCGGCTTAACTATGAAGTTAAATCGTGTTTTGACACTAAATAGAGTTCAGCGACAGTTAATTGATGAACGTATTGCTTTGGAACTACATTCCCCTGGTCGAGCACAATTTACTGTTTTAGCTGATGACAATGTGGTTACGAATAATCAATTAGTGACGTTTGATTTTGGCTACAGCACTCAAGAAAAAACACATCGGTGGTTTATTGGTTTAACTGAAAAAGTGGTTCCAGTAGGTGATAAGCAATTAAAAGTATTTTGTCGTGAGTTATCTTCGGTTTTATCAAATCCTTTACCTTTAAATTTGCGCCATGTTAGTGCTCGTGATGTTGTTGAAGAAATAAACCGTATTACAGGTTTGAATTTCTCAATACCAGATAAGCCTTATGCTCATAAAAAAGTGGCGAATTTTTATAATGTGGGTAGTGGTTATCAAGCACTAGAGTCAATGGGTCGAGTTTTTAAAATACCCGATTATATTTGGCAACAACAAAGTGGTGTTATTTATGTGGGTAGTTGGGCTGACTCTCGATGGGCAAGCATTAAAAATATGATGCTTCCAGAAAAGCTGTTCGATGGCCACAGTGTTAATGAAAGTGCATCAATTGCGGCTATTCCTTTTTTGAGACCAGGTATGCGAGTTCGCGGCAATCGATTGACCAGTATTGAATTCCAGAAAAACCACATGACAGTTTCGTGGAAAAGATAGCATGGAAAAAATAATAAAACGTCTTGTGCTTAAAATGTTTCCAGAGTTATCGGCACGTTATCACTTACCTGTTTTTGCTGAAGTAGTCGGTGTTCGTGAAACACCTGCAGAAGGTGATGTATGTAATGAATTTCGCCCTTACTATGCGGTGGACGTGCAAGTACTCGATGAACATGGTGAACCTGATCAAGCCTATCCAATTCTTAAAGATGTGATTTTATCATTGCCAGTCGCTGGCCATGAAATGGGACAATTTGCTTATCCTGAAAATGGTACCTGGGTGGAAATAGCTTTTGCTTATGGTTCACCCAATAAACCGTTTATACGTTCTGTTGTTCCCCATAGATTAACTTTACCTCCGGTCGAGCGTGGTGAACAACGTTGGCAGCATAATGCAGAATCATTTCAACGTGCTGACAAAGACGGGAACTGGGAACGTAAAACAGATTTAGATATCCATGACAAAAGTTTAACCAGGCTCATTGAAGCTCTCGATGTTGTTGAAAACTTTCACCGTAGTGTTAAGAACACAGAAACAAACGACACTGAAATTATTGGAGCAATAAAACGTATTGAAGCGTTCGGTGCTGTTGTTGTTCAGTCTGGTGGTGTAATGGATTTATCATCTGTTAATCACTTAAGGTTGACCACTAAGGCGAATATGATTATTCGCGCATTAGGTGAATTAAAAGCAACTATCGATGGCAACACAACAATTGCAACTCCTCTGTGTACAATTAATGGAAAAGTAACAACTAATGGTGATGTTAAGCTGGATAGTGGTGGTGGAAAAATTGTTACCACGTTGCACCTTTGTCCTTTTACTGGGCTTCCTCATATAGATGGTTCTTCTACTTGCCAGGCTAAAAAATAAAATGCCAACGCCGGGTGCAGCTGCTCTGCAAATTTCCATTGGTGATGTAGCTATTCCGCTGGCCGGTTTCCCTGATGCAAAAATAAATAAAGATAGTGATTTTATTACCAGGCTT